CTGCAGCCCGTCCAGCACCAGCTGTTACAGCTGAAGATCCTCCATTTGACGTGGAAGACGCTCCTGCTGCCGCAGCACCAGTTGCTGCACCCAAGGCCACACAAAATGCACAAGACATTTTGGCCATGATCCGCAGCCGTCAGAAGTGATCAATGGCAACATTGCTTGTTAGTGGCGACAGCTGGACTAGTTGTTGGCCACTAGAAGAAAGGTTAGGTCATCGAAATTTTGGATGGCCTAACCTTGTAGCAAAACATTTTGAATTCAATTTAATTGACAAGTCTCGTGCTGGATCTAGTAACTATAGAATTTACAGAAAAGCGTTTGATGGTTTATTACAGGAAGTAGACCTGGTATTGGTGTTTTTAACATCGTGGGTTAGATTTGAAACTGGAGCAATGTTTGGCTCCAAACCCGGCAGAATATATCAACACTTAGCGTCTGATCCTAATTCTAAAGAAGCTTTTGAATTATTTTTTAATGGTTACAAAAATTATACTGATATGTTGCGTCAGATCATATCATTACAGGCCATTGCCAAAACTCGAAAGATTCCGTGTTTTTTCTTAGACACATTTTCTGACAACTTGTATCGAAATATCACTATAGATCAGTTTAAAGATGTGTTAAAATACAACATTGGAATATTTGATAACAGCGATGATCAGCGCATCGAAGACAAATTTCAAGTTGTTAAACGTTTGGAATCTACTATTGATTGGTCTAGTTTTATATCACAAAACTCTTACCATCAATTGATACAAAAATGCAAATTTGAAAATGGACACCCTGTTCAAGACGGCCATTCCAAAATTGCAGAAGTCGTGATAAATTTTTTAGAAGGTTTAAATTATGGGAAAACCATTTGACATTTCAAAATTCCGCAAGGAAATTACCAAAAGCATTGATGGCCTATCAATTGGCTTCAATGATCCCACAGACTGGATCTCTACAGGCAACTATGCTTTGAACTATCTAATCTCTGGTGACTTCAACCGTGGCATTCCCTTGGGCAAGGTCACTGTGTTTGCTGGTGATTCTGGTGCAGGTAAAAGCTACATTTGCAGCGGCAACATTGTGAAACACGCACAAGAGCAAGGTATCTTTGTGGTGTTGATTGATAGTGAAAACGCTCTCGACGAAGACTGGCTCAAGGCACGTGGGGTTGATACCAGCGACAGCAAATTGCTCAAACTCTCAATGGCCATGATTGACGATGTTGCTAAAACAATTTCCACATTCATGAGCGACTACAAGGCTTTGGCTGACGGCGAGCGTCCCAAGGTCCTGTTTGTGATTGACAGCCTGGGCATGTTGTTGACTCCCACAGACGTCAACCAGTTTGAATCAGGCGAAATGAAAGGTGACTTGGGTCGCAAGCCCAAAGCACTCACAGCATTGGTTCGTAACTGTGTCAACATGTTTGGTAGCTACAACGTGGGCTTGGTATGTACCAACCACACATACGCAAGTCAAGACATGTTTGATCCCGATGACAAGATCTCCGGTGGTCAAGGTTTCATCTACGCCTCTAGCATTGTGGTTGCTATGAAAAAGATGAAGCTCAAAGAAGACGAAGATGGCAACAAGGTTTCCGAAGTCAACGGTATTCGTGCAGGCTGCAAGGTCATGAAAACACGCTATGCCAAACCCTTTGAAGGTGTGCAGGTCAAGATTCCCTATACCACAGGCATGAGTCCATACTCGGGCCTTACTGACTTGATTGAGAAAAAGAACTTGCTGAAAAAAGAAGGCAACAGTTTGGTGTTTACCACAAGTGAAGGCGAGATCATCAAGAAGTTCCGCAAGGCCTGGGAACGCAACGATGACAACTGCCTTGACACAGTAATGAAAGACTTTGCTAACCAGAAGGCCGAGGTAAGTACCGCTGAAGGAGATGATGAACAATGACATCACAAGTAGCAAGCGAAATTTGGGGTGAACTCAAGCGGTATGTCAACACAGTGGATCGTGGCGAAGCTGCTGAAACACTGGTGGCTGTGCTGATCGATCATGACGAAGATGTAGAAGATATCCGTGATGCTTTCAAACACGACAGCGATGTCAAACGAGCACTCACAGCATATCTTGACAATGACAAAAGTTATGATGACGAGGACGAAGACTTCGATGAGGACGAAGACCAATCTGACTGGGAAGACTGATGATTGGAAAAACATTTCCCATTAAAAATGATGCTGCATGTGTATATAAATGGGGATGGAATACATTTAGACTATACAACGGACAGTCTAGTAGCTGCCACAGGGTTACACCTGTGGCAGTTCCTTTAGATCAATTTGACGATTTTCACAACACTGACCAAGTATTGGATGATCGTCGTCGTATGCTGGATGGACAATGGCCAGCTGCTGGACGAGGATGTGAGTATTGTCAAGACATTGAAATGCAAGGTGGAGTAAGTGATCGAGTATATCACAACAACATACCTGGGCTGACACCTGTAGATTTTGATCCTGATGGTGATCAAAAAGTAATTCCTCGCACACTCGAACTTTACTTGAACAATACCTGTGATCTTGCATGTGTGTATTGTTTGCCAATATACAGTTCTCGAATCAATGAAGAGCTCAAAAAATTTGGTCCTTATCCAGTTGGCATACAGTCAGTTCAGCAAATTTCCAATCGAGATCAGTATTTTGCAGCTTGGCTAAAATGGTTGGACAAAAATTATGATCACATAGATACGTTAAGTATTCTTGGCGGCGAGCCGTTTTTGCAAAAAGAAATGTGGGACATACTGGATTTTGTTGGAAAAAGAAAAAATTCAAATTTAACACTGTCTATCAATACCAATCTGAATGCCAGTCCTGCTCTTGTAAAAAAATTTGTAGAAACTTATAAAAATCTAATTGCCACTAGAAAAATCAGACAGGTTAGAATCAATGCCAGTTTGGATTGTTGGGGTCCGCAAGCAGAATTTATAAGAAATGGTTTGTCTCTCACACGCTGGCAAGAAAATTTTGAGTATCTGATACAACACAAGTGGTTGGCAATTTCCGTTCATCAAGTTATTACATCATTGAGTATAGGTACCACTTTGATGTTACAGCAGCGTATTGCAGAATACAAAAAACAAAACCCAAAAATAACACAAGCATATCATATGGTAGACAGTGGCATGGAGGAAATTTATCATCCATCAATATTTGGAGAAACTTTTTTCAAACACAAATTGGACACGTTGTTGTCACAGTACCCTGTGACCACTGAATGGGACAACAATGCTCGAGCAAGACTTGACGGCATATGCAAATTAATGAATAATGCACAACAAGATTCTGCAAGATTGGTCAAACTTCGCAACACTCTAGACATAATAGATCATCGACGAGCCACCAACTGGCGAAAGTTGTTTCCAGAAATTGATCAATATTTTATAGAACACAGGATTTAACACAGACATGTGGTATAACAAAGTAGTTGCAGACATAGGAATGATTCCTGATTTTATTGCACATTACGAAAACGAATTGGTAGATGCCAAGCGTGATTGTAGAATTGGCGGTTTGGTAGAAAAAAATATCACAGTCCTTCCAGGGATCACTGAGCAGAGGTTTAACCAGCTGCAAGAGATTGAAGCTGTGTTGAACTATCTCAACATCCAGCTACGCAAGATTCGTCGCAAACATTTTCAAAAGTATCTAGAAGCCTATGCCCGTGCACTGACCAGCAGAGATGCTGAAAAGTATGTGGACGGTGAAGACGAAGTCATTGACTACGAAACCATCATCAACGAAGTTGCGTACCTGCGTAATCGTTGGTTAGGCATCATGAAAGGCCTAGACACCAAACAGTGGCAAATGGGACACATTGTTCGTTTGCGCAGTGCTGGCATGGAAGATATACAAGTATGAGACCAGGTAAAATTTTATTACAAATTTCTAAAACACACGACACTGTTGGTTCTCGTGGTCGTCGAGAAATGTTTATCAACGATCTTGTTAAACATTTTGGATGGACTACAGGAGCCGAGATTGGTGTAAGAACAGGCAGAACTTGTTTTCATTTGTTGAATAACAACCCAGATCTTGTTATGTGGGCAGCAGACAAAGACATCTCGCAGTTTTACAACGATCAAATAAAACAAACATATCAAGCTAGGTTAAAAGTGCTTGAAGGTATCAGTTGGGAAGTTGCAACGCAGGTACCAGATCGCAGTTTAGATTTCTATTTTATTGATGCTGCACATAGTTATAAGGCAGTGATCAAAGACATAGATGCCTGGACTCCTAAATTAAAGCCTACGGGGTGGTTCATAGGACACGACATTAACTTTCCTGCTGTACACCAAGCAGTGACTGAACGTTTTCCTGGATTCCATGTAGGACCTGACAATGTATGGTTCAAGTCGCCAGACAACAACTATGCAATGCTAAAGAAATGTTTTTAACGTAATAATATACGCCTATAAATATCAATATGAAAATTGTATTAGTCACAGGCGGATTCGATCCTGTACATTC